TGCAGAAGAAATAGATCTTATTAATAGGGGTTACTCTGTTAGTTGTTGTTATGTAGCAGTAACTAGCGGAAGTGGTGGTACTAAGAATGCAGTACCTTACGACCGTGAAGTGGTAGACATAGAAGAGAATGACGAAGTCACTCACTTGGCTATTGTGGAAAATCCTCGTTATGAGGATGCAATTATTTTAAAAAACTCAATTAAAAATAAAGTTATGAATATATTTAAATTTACTTCTAAAAAAGAGACAAAAGAAAATTCAGTAAAAGAATTGGATTTAGAAAATTCTTTTATTCAATTAAGCAATGGCTCTGATCTTCCTATGGCTGAAGCTATAAAGATATGTGAAAATGAAGCTAAAAAAGAAGAAGAGAAAGAAAACGAGTATCACGAAGACAAGCCTAAGATCAATGATGATACTGAAATTGAAGTAGGCGGCAAAATGATGAAAGTTTCTGAAATGAAAAAAATAGTTGAATCAGCTAAAAAGAATGAAGAAGACGAGGCTAAGAAAAATGCTGAGGAAGAAGAGGAAAAGAAAAAAGAAAAAGAAAATGCTGAAAAGGAAGAAGCTGAGGAAAAGAAGAAAGAAGCCAAAAAGAACTCTATTGATGCTAAAAAGATAGCAGAAGACACAAAGAAGTTTGAAAATGGCAAAAAAATAGAATCATCAAAAGTAATTACAGATAGATCAAGATTTGAATTAGGTCGTCTTGCTTATGGTGAGCCTCAAAAAGTTACTAAATAATATTAATTCATTAAATAAAAAAAATGACACAGATTTTAAACCAAACTAGACCAACTTCGGAAAAGGGGATGCTAGACTTAGCGATTAACTGGAATTTGTTTGATTGTAGAATTGACCCAGCTTCTGTTGCTGATTTCTCAAATGCAAACGGCTTTGCTCTTAAAATTGTAGGCGTTGCAGGCAAATCAATCATGGTTGATTTAGCTACTCTAGCCGATGATGATATTTTTGGCTTTGTTCCTTATGAAGTTAAAACAAATAGCTATGTTGCAGGAGATTTTATAAGAGCTGCTTCATTCTTTAGCGTAATGAAAATGGAAGCTTCGGCTGCCATTGCTAGAGGTGCTGATTTAGAAATAGTACCAACTGGCAATAAAGTAGCTACTAATGCTGGCGGTACTTCAATTGGTCGTGCTTTAGACATTGCTACCGCTGATGGTGATTTAATCAGAGTACTTATTAAAACACAGTAATTTATTAATTTAACTAGGACAAAAAATGGAAAATAAAACTTTAAATATGCTAAAAGCAATTCATGATGGCAGACAACTTTCTCATGATACTTTTGCAAACTCAATAATTAATACAAAGGCTGGACTTGAGGGAAAAGCAAATATTCTTTGTAATGCTGCACCAGCAGGCTATGAGCAAACTATTTCAACATTAACGGATATTAAAAGAGATGTTATTTCTCAAGTATTCTATACAGTTGGTGAGAATCAAGGCGGCTTAGGTGCTTTCGTTCCAATTAAAACTGGTGAAGGTGCATTTACTGAAGAGTCTTTATATTACAGAAATTTCAAGCTAGATGGCAACTTCGCTTCTGGAATCATGGGTCAAGGCGCAGGAACTAGAAAAGGCAAGACTAATGTTGGTTATGATTCAGTTCGTTTACCTAACTTCTTCTGGTCAGGTGAAATGGATTACTCTATAATTGAATTAGAGCAAGCTAATAGAAACTTAAGCTCAGTAATTAACTTAATCACTCAAAGAGAGGAAGCAAGAAAAACTGAATGGGATATTGGTATTCAAGATACTGCTTTAGTTGGTCAACCAGATTTAGCTGATATTGACGGTTTATTAACTTTATCAGGGATTACAACTGATGTTGCAACTTTGACTAAGCCATTATCTAAAATGGACGCAACAGAGATAAATACTTTTGCTAAAAATATTGTTAAAGTTTATTTCCAAAATACAAATCAAACAAGAATGCCGGATACTTTCTGTATTCCTACTGCTGATTTCTTGGGATTACCAACTTTTGTAGCTGAAAATCAACCTTTGATTTTTAAGTCAACTTTCTTAGAGCAAGCGTTTAAAGAAGCTACTCAAAATCCTAACTTTAAAGTTACTCATACAGCTTACAACAATAAAGATTTTGTTCAAAATCCTTTAGGCGTCAACAGATATGTTCTTTATAGAAACGATTCTAAGACTTTAGAAATGAATTTACCAATTGATTACACAACTACAACTTTTGGAACTGTAAACAATTTTGACTTCTCTAATGTAGCTTATGGTCAATTCTCAGGTATTATTGCTAAGAGACCACAAGAAATTTACTACTTAGATCACGCGGAAACAATTTAATATAGGAAAATATGGAACTTATAAATCAAACTAAAACAAATTTCTTAATTGGAAAAGATAAAGAGGGTAAAGATATTTTCTTTAGAATTGGTAAAGTTATGAAGCTTGATGAAAAGTTAGCTAAAACTTTATTGCGATACGAAGGTATTGATACTGTTGATTCTTTGAAAGACAAAGCAGAAAAGATAGTAAATAAAGCTAAGTCTAAAAAGTAATGTCTTGTGATAATCCAATTATCCAAGCACTCACGCCAGAGGATTTTAAAAATCAGTTCTGGCGTGATTTTACTTTTGTTGACACTTGGTTAGTAGGCACAACCTACAACACAGGAAACCAAGTTTTTTATGATGTTAATAAAAGGTTCTATCAATGTTTGAATGATGGGGTTATTGGCACTCTTCCAACTGTAACTACAGACTGGAAAGAGATTAGTAATGTAGGTTTAGTTAGTGATTTAGATATTACTAATGCTTACGCCGAGGCATGTATTACTTTTAATGATGCTCTTTTTGATGATGATGACGATATAGTATTAGGTTATTTATATCTAGCAGCTCATTATTTGGTAAATGATTTAAATGCTGGTGGTCAAAATAGTTCTCAAGCTGGATTAGCTAACTCAAGAAGTGTTGGCAATGTATCTGAAAGTTATTCTATACCGCAATGGCAATTAGACGATCCAATATTAAGTTTTTATGCAGGGTCAAGTTATGGTAGAAAATACCTTAACTTAATTTTGCCAAGATTAACAGGTAATATAGCAACCGTTGAAGGAGCTACAACGCCATAATGCCAAGTGATGTAAAAGTAACATCTAATTTAAAAGGATTAGAGCAGTTACAAGAGAATTTAAAAACAAATCTAGTGGCGAAGCTAGGGATATTTGCGGATAAGAACGCAAGAGGAGATGGAGCATTAACAAATGCAGAAATAGGGGCTAGACATGAATTTGGCGTAATAAGTGAAGGATTGCCAAGAAGGTCATTTTTAAAAGACCCTATTGAGATAAAAAGAAAAGAATTATTAGCAACTGCTAACAAGGTTATTAAGGCTAATATAGATAAAGAAGGTGGAGCAGAAAAGATATTTGAGTTAATTGGTATTGCTGGTGAGGCTATTGTTCAAGAAGCTTTTGAAAGTGGAGGATTTGGAACATGGCAAGCTTTATCACAAGGGACAGTTAATAAAAAAGGAAGTAAACAAATTTTAATTGAGACCTCGCAATTGAGGAGGTCGGTAATTAGTAAAGTAGAGAAAGGGGAATGATACCAAAAATACAATTTGCTCTTAATGGCTGGGAAAGCCCAATTACTTTAATAAAGATTACTCAAGCTAAGGTTGATTTTGAGGTTGTGAACACGCAGGAGCAAATAAGTTTTCAAGGCGTCATACAGCCTTTAAATGCGGAGGCTTTAAAGATAGGGCCTTTAGAGATGAGAAGTTGGGAGTGGTTAATGATACATACAAGGATTAATATTGAATTACAAACAAATGATTTGATTGAGTACAATGGTAATCAATACAAAGTAATGTTTGAAAAGAATTATAGTTTAAATAACTACTATGAATATCATTTAGTTAAAAATTATGAATAGAGAGCCAATAAAAATAATAGGTGATATTTTACAAAACTGTATGAATTGAACGTATGATCAAATTTGGATTTATAACCAAGATTTTAAGATTCCTGAAACGAGCGGTTTATTTGTAGTGTTAGATTACGGAACAGAAGAAGATTACGCAAATGTTAATGAGTTTATACCAGCTGCGGAAGGTGTAGAAGGAGCGCAGCAAAATATATCTGTTATGACAAAAGAAAATTACATAGTAAATCTTATGTCAAAGAATGATGAAGCGAGATTAAGGAGGCATGAAGTGTCAATGTCATTAAATTCTGATTTTTCACAAGATCAGCAAGGGCTTTATCAATTCCAAATTGCAAGGGTAAAAAATAACTCTAGTAATTTATCTGCTTTAGAAGGCGCTGGAATGCTAAATAGATACGGAACAAATATTACTTTAACAGCTCATTACAGTAAAACGAGCGATACGGTTTACTATGATGATTTTACTAATCAAATTAATACAGAATAAATATGTCAATAGATATTGTAAATTTTATTAATATTTCAGTAACTAACACGCCAGCAGGCTTACCAGATGCTAATGTTAATAGCTTAGGATTATTCGCTACTGAAAGTCCATCTAATGTTGATGAGTTTAGAATTTATGTAACACCTGAAGCAGTAGCAGAAGATTACGGCACAAATTCAGTAACTACACAAATGGCAAATAATATTTTTGCTCAAAGCCCTAACTTGCTTAGTGGAGATGGCAGGCTTGTTATTATACCTTTAGGAAACTCAATTAGTGCTATTGCGGGTAACTTTACAGGCGCAGATATTACAGCTAATTTAGCAGCTTTACAAGCAGTTGCAGATGGTGATATTAGAGTTGTTCTAAACGGAAACAATATTGATTTAACTGATTTAGATTTTACTAATACATCTAGTTTTGCTGATATTGCCCAAATACTACAAAGCAAACTCACTGATGTTATAGTTACTGGAAAAGCAACAGGATTTGATCTTGATTCTAAGAAAGTTGGCACAACTTCAACAATAGATTTAATTCAATTACCAGCAGGCGCAGGAA